ATGCACGACGTCGAGGGCGAGACCATTGAAGGTCTTGACACCACGATAGATTGGAAGAATACGGAAGAGAACTCGTATGACGGTGAGAAGCTGCTGTTTCTTGCGCACGACGAGAGCGCCAAGTGGGTGAAGCCAAATAACATCCTAAACAATTGGCGAGTTACCAAAACGTGTTTGCGTTTGGGTAGCAAGATTATCGGCAAGTGTATGATGGGCTCAACGTCCAATGCACTAAGTAAGGGTGGTGACAACTACAAGAAACTGTACGAGGACTCAAGAGTTGCTGAGCGCAACGCCAACGGGCAGACCAAAAGCGGGCTGTACGCATTGTTCATTCCTATGGAGTGGAACATGGAAGGCTTCATCGACATCTATGGCATGCCTGTGTTCCGCAAGCCTGATGCACCCGTACGTGGTGTTGATGGCGGATGGATTAAGAACGGGGCCATTGACTATTGGGAGGCGGAGGTTGATTCGCTCAAGAGTGATGCTGACGCACTGAACGAGTTTTATCGTCAGTTCCCACGCACGGAGAGCCACGCCTTCCGTGACGAGAGTAAGTCGTCGCTGTTCAACCTTACTAAGATTTATCAGCAGATTGACTACAATGACTCACAGATAGAGGCGCACAGTGTGACACGTGGAACATTTCATTGGAAGGACGGAGAGAAAGACACCAAGGTGGTGTGGTCTCCTGACTCAAGGGGAAGGTTCCTTATCAGTTGGGTTCCACCCGGATATATGCAGAACAACGTGGCTACTCGTGGGGGTCTCAAGTATCCCGGCAATGAGCACCTTGGCTCATTCGGGTGTGACTCCTATGACATCTCAGCGGTGGTTGGGGGCCGAGGCTCAAACGGGTCACTGCACGGGATGACCAAATACCACATGGAGGATGCACCTGCCAATCAATTCTTTTTAGAGTACATCGCCCGTCCTCAGACGGCTGAGATATTCTTTGAAGAGGTGTTGATGGCTTGCGTGTTTTATGGGATGCCTATCCTTGTGGAGAACAACAAGCCAAGGTTGCTGTATCATTTCAAGAACAGGGGCTATCGCCACTTCTGTATGAACAGGCCTGACAGGCACATGAACAAACTCAGCAAGACTGAGCGTGAGCTAGGTGGTATACCGAACTCATCCGAGGACGTGAAGCAATCACACGCCTCAGCAATTGAATCGTACATTGAGAAATACGTAGGCTTTGATGTCTCAGGGACCTATCGCTCTTCTGATGAAATAGGCGCAATGCCGTTCACTAGGACGCTTGAGGATTGGGCTAAGTTCGACATTAACGACCGAACTAAGTTCGACGCATCTATTAGTTCAGGTTTAGCGATTATGGCTAACCAAAAACACATATATTTACCTGAGAAAAAAGAGTCGAAAATTAGTATTAATTTCGCAAGGTACACTAATAGTGGAAATATAAGTGAACTCATTAGATGAAAGAAGTAATAGTAAGCATATCAACAACAAGCTTTCCGAGTCAGCTAGTATCTGACGCGCAGAAAGCTACTGTCGAATTTGGACTCCAAGTTGGGCAGGCCATTCAATATGAGTGGTTCCGCAAAGACGGAAATCAATGTCGTTACTATAGCCAATGGCGCGACTTTCATCGTCTTCGCCTATATGCTCGTGGAGAGCAACCCGTACAGAAGTACAAAAATGAACTAGCAATAGACGGGGATTTGTCATACCTTAATTTGGATTGGACTCCCGTACCTATTTTGCCTAAGTTCGTAGACATCGTCGTCAACGGGATGTCTGACCGCCTATTCAAAGTAAAGGCGTATGCGCAAGACGCATTGTCTCAGGCCAAGCGCAGCAAATACCAAGACATGCTAGAAGGACAGATGGCAGGTAAAGATGTCCTCACAAAGATTCAAGAGTCTACGGGTATCAACCCATTTATGATGGACCCCGAGGAGCTTCCTGAGACTGACGAGGAACTGTCACTCTACATGCAGCTTAACTACAAACCGGCCATTGAAATTGCAGAAGAAGAAGCTATTAATACTCTTTTTGACGAGAACCATTACCAAGATACACGCAAGCGTGTGGATTACGACATTACTGTTATTGGTATTGGTGTGGCCAAGCACGAGTTTCTTCCGGGAGCAGGCGTACAAATTTCGTACGTTGACCCCGCGAATATTGTTTACAGTTACACGGAGGACCCGTATTTTAAAGATTGTTTTTATTGGGGAGAAATTAAAACTCTTCCTATTACGGAGTTACTGAAGATTGACCCTACGCTTACGCACGAGCAGCTTCAGGAAATCTCTACGTACAGTCAGAGTTGGTATGACTACTACAACGTAGCTCAGTTCTACGAGAACAGTTTGTTCTACCGAGACACCGCAACTCTGTTGTACTTTAACTACAAGACCACCAAGAAGATTGTCTACAAGAAGAAAGTTCTTGAAGGCGGTGGTTCTCGCATGATTCAAAAGGACGACCAATTCAATCCTCCTGTGGAGATGATGGAAGAGGGTAAGTTTGAGAAGATAGAAAAGACCATTGACGTGTGGTACGAAGGCGTCATGGTTATGGGTACCAACATTATGTTGAAGTGGCAGATGATGGAGAATATGGTTCGTCCTAAGTCTTCAACTCAGCACGCCATTCCAAACTATGTTGCCGTAGCCCCAAGAATGTACAAAGGGGTGATAGAGTCGCTTGTTCGGAGAATGGTGCCCTTCGCTGACTTGATTCAAATCACCCACTTGAAATTACAGCAAGTCATTGCCCGTGTTGTACCTGATGGTGTCTTCATTGATGCTGATGGTCTGAACGAGGTTGACTTGGGAACCGGTAACGCATACAACCCTGAGGATGCACTTAGATTGTACTTCCAAACAGGTAGCGTTATTGGCCGTAGTTATACGCAGGATGGCGAGTTTAACAACGCTCGTATTCCTATTCAGCAGCTTACCTCAAACTCAGGGGCAAGCAAGACACAGATGCTGATTGCCAACTACAACCACTACCTAGATATGATTCGGTCAGTGACCGGACTCAACGAGGCTCGTGATGGCTCAATGCCTGACCCGAACTCTTTGGTTGGTGTACAGAAGTTGGCGGCACTAAACTCAAACACAGCTACCCGTCATATTCTTGAGGGTGGTTTATTCATTTACCGCTCATTGGCTGAGGCATTGACGTACCGCGTTGCGGACATCCTGCAATATGCCGACTTCAAAGATGGTTTTGCCAATCGTATTGGTAAGTACAACGTCTCTATTCTCGAGGAGATAAAGGACCTGTACGTTTACGACTTTGGTATCTTCATTGAGATTTCTCCTGACGAAGAGCAGAAGGCTCAGCTTGAGGCCAACATTCAGATGGCATTGTCTAAGGGTGACATCAATCTTGAGGATGCAATTGACATCCGTGAGATTAAGAACCTGAAGCTAGCCAATCAGTTGTTGAAGGTTAAGCGTATCCGTAAAGAGGAAAGAGAAGAGAAGATGCTGATGCAGAAGCAGGCTATGCAGGCGCAGCAACAACTCAAGTCTCAGGAGATGGCAGGCATGATGGCCTTGGAAAAAATCAAACTCGAGACCCAATCTAAGATGCAAGTAAAGCAGGCTGAGGTGGCGTTCGAGATTGAGAAGATGAAGGCCGAAGCTCAGATGAAGCAACTGTTGATGACCGAAGAGTTCAAGTATAACATGCAGCTTGCGGGTGTCAAAGAAGATGCCTTAACTGCACGTGATGACATGAAGGAAGCAGCCAAGGCTAAGCGTATTAGTCAGCAAAGCACAGAGCAATCAAAGCTTATTAATCAGCGCAAGAATAACTTGCCGCCAATGAACTTTGAATCCAACGAGGATACCCTTGACGGTTTCGATTTGGCTGAGTTTGAACCTCGCTGATAAATAATATATTTTTTGTATAAATTTGTAACAATTAAATCGAATCTAATGGAAATCAAAGTAAGAGCCATCGGCGAAGCAGAGCAAAAAAGCGTAGCGGAAGTTGAACAAGAACTTCTTGAAAAGCACGCTAGGGAACAACAAGCAGCGGACGAAGCAGCAGCAGCTGCAGCAGCCGCTCAAAATCAGGACCCTCCTGCGGGCGGAGAAGGCGAAGGGGACCAAGGCGGAGACCCCGCTGAGTTAACCGAAGAACAAGTTCTTTCATATATTGGAAAACGCTACAATAAGCAAATCAGCTCATTCGATGAGTTGGTAGCTGAACGTCAAGACAGCGAACCGCTGCCTGAAGACGTGGCTGCTTATATGAAGTATAAAAAGGAGACAGGCCGTGGCTTTGAAGACTTCCTTCAACTGAAGAAAGATTTCGATGCTATGAATCCTGAGCAACTCCTAAAAGAATACCTTGCGGCGACGCAGCATGGCTTGGACGCTGAGGACATTGAAACCCTCATGGAAGAGTACAGCTACGACGAGACCCTTGATGATGACTCAAAAATCAAGAGGGTTAAAATCGCAAGGAAGAAAGCTATTGCCGAGGCCAAGTCTTACTTCAATGAACAGAAGGAGAAATACAAGCTGCCACTTGAGTCAAGTGGCTCAGGCTTATCTCCGGAAGAAAAAGAAGAGTACGAGGCGTATCGTCAGTATACAAAGCAGGCGAAGACCCTGCAGGAGGAGAACGACCGAAAGCGTCAATGGTTTGACCAAAAGTCCGATGATGTCTTTAGTAAAGACTTCAAAGGTTTTGAGTTCGAGTTGAACGACAAGAAGTTTACCTTTTCTCCCGGTGCAGCTGCTGAATTGAGAAAGGCTCAGTCAACTCCAATGAACTTTGTTTCAAAGTACTTGGATGAGAGTGGTCTTATTAAGGATGCCGCAGGATACCATAGGGCTTTGTCAATCGCAATGAACCCCGACAAATTTGCTAAGTTCTTCTATGAGCAGGGCTTGGCAGACGCCACGGAGGATGTAACGCGTCAGATAAAAAACATCAACATGTCTGACCGCAAAGCACCTGAAGTGATGAATAAGGGGGGAATGCAGGTAAAGGCGGTGAACCAAGATTCCGGAAGGAACCTGAAAATCCGCAGCATCAAAAAAATCTAAAAATAAAAACTTAAAAAAATGGCTGTATTAAACACCCCCGGGTATCAGCTTCAGCCGAGTGCTGAGCAGGTACCATTGTCAACTAACTACATTACCAACTTCGACTTCTTGAATCAGTATCTTCCTGATACTTACGAGAAAGAATTTGAGCGTTACGGTAATCGTACTGTCGCATCTTTCCTCCGTATGGTTGGTGCCGAAATGCCTTCAAACTCTGACATGATTAAGTGGGCAGAGCAAGGTCGTTTGCACACCAAATACGTTGATTGTGCTTCTTCTGCAGCTGCTGCTGCTGACGACGCTACTATCACTGTGAGTGATGCAGGCGTAACTGCAATTGCAATCCGTGCGGGTCAAACCGTATTCATCTCTGACAACGCTACCGGTCTTTCAAACAAGGGTATCGTTACCGCAGTAGACGTTCCTAACAACACTTTCGACGTAGCTTACTACGAAGGTGGTGGTCAGACCTTTGGTTCTTCCGCTACACTTTCTGTGTGGATTTACGGTTCAGAATTTAAGAAGGGCACTGTCGGAATGATTGGCTCTTTGGAAAGCGAAGATGAGTTCTACGAGAACTCTCCAATCATCATCAAGGACAAATACGCTGTAAGTGGTTCTGACATGGCTCAGATTGGATGGGTTGAAGTAACCACTGAGAACGGTGCTACCGGCTACTTGTGGTACTTGAAGAGCGAGCACGAAACTCGTTTGCGTTTCGAGGACTACCTTGAGACTGCAATGATTGAAGCCGTTCCTGCTGAAACAGGTTCAGGTG